AACTCAGCGTGTGGACCGCCGATACCGATACCGGCATCCTGGATGAAGAATTGTTTGAACTGGGGATTATATGGAGAATATTGAATCGAATAGGACTACCCTACGCCGAGGAAAAAGCGGAGTATCAGCGTAACATCGATACGGCCAAGGCCCGACTCATCGCACAGCAGATAAGCCTCAATGAGCATCGAACAACCGATATCAATATACCCGACACCGGCTACGGCTAGGGGCCAAAAGGCTAAAAAGGTCTCGTTGCCACCGCCCATTGGTGGATGGAATACAAGAGACGACCCGGTGCAGATGCAGTCGACCGATGCGACTCATCTTGTAAACTTCTTCCCGGAAATAAACCAGGTCAGGGTAAGGCGCGGCTTTAACTCCCACGCGACAGGTGTTGGTTCTGGTAACGTCGATACCGTGGTCGAGTTCTTCGATGGATCTACGCGAAAGTTACTCGCCACCTCACCGACCAATATCTACAACGCCACCGCCGCGGGAGCAGCATCGAGTCTCGCCGGAAGTTTCACCGAGGGCAAATGGCAGACCGCCATGATGGATGGCATCATGGGGCTGGTAAATGGCGCCGACGCACCACAAACCTTCAACGGCACAGCTATAGCAGCCATGACCGTATCAGGCCCGACTATTGCAAACCTCATCGGCATTCACGTTTTCAAGTCGCGCTCCTACTTCTGGGAGGACGGGTCACAGAGTTTCTGGTACTCAGCCACCAATGCTTTGGGAGGGGCTTTGACAGAATTTGCCCTGGGAGAGATAGCCCGTAAGGGTGGAAAACTCCTGGTCATGTCCAACTGGACCGTCGATGGTGGTTCCGGAACGGATGACTTCGCCGTATTCATCATGTCATCCGGAGAGGTTCTAGTCTATCAAGGGTCAGACCCAGGGGATTCAACCGACTGGGCTTTGGTGGGTAGTTACACCATTCCGACACCACTGGATATCCGCGGCATCGAGAAAGTCGGTGCTGAAGTCATGGTAATGACCGATACCGATATCGTCTACCTTCCTTCAGCCTTTGACGACCCCTCACCACCGCCCACAAAACTAAAGGGCGTGATGGGTATCTCAGGACCGATCTACCGCGCAAATGTCGGCTGGCAGGCGCTGAACTACCCGAAACGAACCATGCTGATCCTCAATGTCCCGATATCGGCAACGCAGTTCGAACAGTACGTCATCAACACCGCCACAGGGGCGCCATGCCGGTTTATCGGGCAAAACGCCCGAAGCTGGACCACCTATAACGATGAGTTGTATTTCGGCTCGACCGATGGTGTTGTCTACAATGCCGATAACGGAACAACGGACGATACCGGTGATATCGACTGCGATGCGCGCCAGGCATGGTCGGACCTTGGAACCCCGGGACTCAAGGTTATCAATGCCTTCAGACCGATATTCTCAGCAACCACAAGTTTTAACATGGGTGCGGATATCGGCTATGACTTCACCAACGCCGTTGTAAATCGCGCCTCGACCTCCGGTGGGTCCGGTGTTGCCTGGGGATCGCCGTGGGGAACCCCGTGGGCATCCAACAGCGTCATTAACCAGGAATGGATCGCCGCATCAGGTGTTGGACAGACAATCTCGGTACAAATCTCTCTTGCCGTACAGGACGAGCGGCCCGCCTGGTATCGAACCGACATGCTGGTCGCGGAGGGGACTAATATTTGAGGCTGGCCTACCCGGACCCTGAGCAGAACAAAATACTCGCGGGATTGGTACAGGAACGACTCGGCGGCGGACTCTCTGACTGCCAGTGCCTTGCAGGGCTTGATGACGATGAAATCGTTGCGGTAGTGTGCTTTTTCAACTACCGCTGGCCAAATATCGAAGTAGGCTTTTTCTCCGACAGCCCCCGGTGGGCGCTAAACCGCGCCCTGGTCGCAGAGGCCCTGTCCTACCCGTTCGTACAACTGAACTGCCAGCGCATCACCGCACTGGTCGAAAAGCGCAATAAACCGGCACGTAAAATGGTGCAAAGACTGGGATTTATCGAGGAAGGAAAGTTGAGAAAAGCATCACCAAATGGTGATATGTTCATCTATGGCCTTTTGCCAGGGGATTTCAGGTTAAAGCAATGGAAAAATTCGTAACCACCAAAGCCGAGTACCAGTTCGACACGGAACTCGACGACTATGTACCCGTATCCAGAGAGGGCTATCTGTATGACGGCGACTGGTCAATGGCGGGCGGCCAGCCCTCACCACCGCCGGCACCGGACCCCAGGGAAATCGCCGAGACCGATGCGGAATTCAATCGCATCGATCAGCACACACCGTTCGGTTCTCTGACCTTCTCGGGCCCGAGCAGGAACGTATCCACACTCGAGTTCAGTCCCGAAGTACAGGGACTGACCAACCAAAGACTGCAGTCAGACCAGAACCTGCTTGCGCAAGCCCTGCAAAGACAGGGAACACTCGATCCCAACCAGATCGATCTGTCACAGTTCGGCCCGATCCAGTCGAATATCAATACCGAAGGGATTAACTTCCAGGGTCCGCAGACAGGACCACTACCCGGGCTCGGTGCGCCCAACCTGCAAGGGTCCTTCGATACCTCCGGACTCCCGCAAATCCCGCAGAACATCGAGCAGTTCAGGGGTGATGTGGAACAAGCCGTATTCGATCGCGGACAGGCATTGCTCGATCCCGTGTTTGGCGACCAGGAACGCAGGCTCGATCAGAAACTTGCAAACCAGGGACTACCACAATCCGGAGAAGCGGTTGATCGCGACAAGACAAGATTCGCAGATGCACGAAACCGCGCCTTCACAGATTTAGCAAATGCAGCCACCATTACCGGTGGTCAGGAAGCATCAAGATCACTCGGCGATATCCTCGGCGCACAAGGACAGGGATTTAACCAGGCGCTCACCTCGACAGGCTTTGCCAATCAAACCGGACTTTTAGGTCTCGGTGCAGACCAGGGCATCAGAGGACAACTGTTCGGCGAGGGCATACAGGGAGCAGGCGCTAATAACCAGGCGTCACAACTCAACCTTGCCATGCAGCAGCAGTTACTCAATAACCAGAACGCCGGCCGAGCTCAAGGGTTGGGAGAAGCACAGGGAATCAGGGGTAATGCGTTCAACGAATTGCAAGCCCTTCTCGGCGGACAACAGGTACAAGCCCCGCAACAGTCGAACTTCTTCGCGCCCGGACAAGCAGACACAACTGGCGCCTTTGCGCTCAATCAGCAGGCGCAACAGAACGCCTTCAATGCCGATGTTTCGCAACAAAATGCGCTCACAGGTGGTCTCTTTGGACTCGGAGGTTCAATCCTCGGCGGTCCCATCGGCGGAGCACTAGCCGGCGGCATCGGTGGGCGGCAGGGCATCAGTAATCCCAACAACATGCCGTTTAACTTCTTCGGGGGCTGATAATGCCTGAACTCGCAAAAAAACCATCGGCCTTCCAGAGATTCACCAATCGCCTGTTTGATCCCGGCCCCAATGTCAGTGAACGATCACTGGCGCAAAACAACCAGCTTGCAGATGCACTCTTTGTCGCCGGCTCTCAATCAGCACCCCTAAGAAGTCCGGCGCAAGGCTTTGCACAACTGGCGCAAGCACTGAACTCCCAAATTTTAAGAAAACAGGGAGAACGCGGCCAGGAAGCACTGAAATCACAAGAAGCCAAACAACTCGGAAACGTGCTGGCGAACCTGTCGCTCGAGCCCGATGCAGAAGATCTGATACGCAACCTGCCCAAAGATTTACAAGGTGATGCCCTCGGCCAGCTTGTCGGACAGAAATTCGCAGTGCCTGAACCACAAACACCCAGGGACGCGGTGAACTTCGGGAACAGCAGCGGAGAGGTGCAATTGTCCGCAGTCCCCGGGACGCCGGAATTTAACGCGGCCGTTCAAGATCCGAACCTGCTCCGTATCGGTCCCGTCAGCCAGGTACAACGACAGGAAACAGCCGGCCCGGGTGGCTTCGATGCGAAAAGCGTCAACACCGATGCGGTAGAAAGCGCAAACGTCTCGGCGGCTCTTCGAAGGAACCTGACCGCCACGCTGCCAGAGATTGAAGAAAACAAGGGGTCTGTTGGATTTCGTGGACAAGCCGGACTCGGCGTGGGTGGCTTTGTAACGAACATTCTCGGCGAGCAGGCAGGAAACGAAGTCGCCAATGCTATCGCTGGTAATGACCAGGAGAAGATAGCCCAGGTGTTGACGCGAATGCAGACGCTTCGCTCTGCCTTGATTCCAATACTTACCGGTGAGAGAAGTTCAAGGTTCTCAGAACCGGAAAGAGATATAGCCAATAAGGCGGTCGGTATTATCGACCAGATAAAAGGGCCGGGAGATTTAGCCCGCTCCTTCCCGCAGGTTCAGGGCGCCTTGAAAGAACTCACCGTGGCCACACTCGAAAACGAATTCGAGCAGGCAGCAATAAGCCCCTCGGTTCAGTTCCCGTTCGATCTGAGTAATGACCAGGGCTTTATCGAGTTGGGCAAAATGCTGTCGGATGCAGGCTTTACGCTTGAGGAAGCAATACGCGCCAGAGATCGTCTCATCAGGATTCAAAACCAGTAATGCCGCAATTCGACCCACAAGACCTGATTCCCGATCCGACGCAGACGGGCGTTATTCCCGGAAAGGGCTTTGATCCAAAAGCCCTTGTACCGGGTGCCGCACAGGTGGCGGCAGAAACCTTTCAGGCTAATTTCGATCCCGATAACTTCGGCTCGACAAGCCTCAGGCTGTCACTGTCAAGGGGCGACAATCTCAAGGAAAAACGCCTGCGGGTAAAGAAGTTTTTCCCCGAGGGCGATGTTCGTGTGCTTGGCGCGTCCCTTGCTACCGGGCTTGAAGATGACGCGCTTTTCTTCCGTGAGTCTCCGCAGTCCCAGTGGAAACTACTGGAACCGCCCGGGACCGACTTCACAGATATAGGCGAACTCATAGCACCCTCGGCCGAATCGCTCGCCGCGGAAGGCGCCATAGCACTTGCCACAGCGCCCGTCACTGGCGGTCTTAGTATCCCGGCTGTAGTGGGTCGGCAGGCTTTAGGTGCATTCGCGGGTGAAGCCGTGGAACAGGGCATTCAGTCCCTCACGGGGACCCAGGCACAAACAACCGGCGAAATACTGCTCGAGCCGACAATCGAAGGTGCGGCTTCCGCCTTGGGTGGCTTCGCCATGTCGCCACTTGTTGCCGCAAAAAATATTGCCGGAGGAAGGGGCGCCCTGCAGATAGGCGAGGAAGGACTCGATGTAATGAACGCCGCGCATCGAATCGATCCCAAGCTATCCGATAAACTGACCCCGGGACTCCTGACGGATAACCCCGCACTGCAATTGCAGGAAAGACAATCGGCCGCATTGCTCCCGGGACTTCAACGTCGCTATCGGGAACTGGTGAAAATGCTCGATAGCGCGGTCAAGGGTAATGTCGAACCTACAGCTTTTGCCAACATCACACAGCGCGTTACTGAAAGTTTCAAGAATCTCAGCGATACGTTTATCCGGCGCATCGGCAGAAAAGCAAGTCCCGCAAGCGAGGGCGGAAAAGCATTACAGC